GACAACTCAGCAAAATCGTAAGCGTCATGGCGGCGGAAATGCTTAACGCGGTCCTGATCCACAAAAGCGGCATCGCCTTTGGAACGCATACCGTAAGCGCGACGCTGGGCGCCAACAACCGAGAAAGCACGCTGAAGCCGCTGGGCGAATGGTTACGCGCTACGCTTGACAGTATCGAAGCAAGGCACTGCACGACGGCAGCAGAACGCGCAGGAATATGACAAATACAAATTGAGTAAATTGCAGCCATGAAGGTAACGATTCAAAAGACCTACAACAAAGACGGCTGGCATTGGTCAGCTGGAACCGTTGTAGACGTATCCAATAAATTCGCTGCAAAGCTGAAAAAAGGCGGATACCTGGATAAGCCCGAAAAGAAAGAAACTAAAGAAAAATCTAAGAAATAATGGCCCAGACAACAGGCATAATTAACTCAAGCAGCATCCGCGTTTTCTTGGGAACGACGGACGATAGCGAAGTAGTATTGGATCACGTAACCGAGTGCAGCATTTCCATGTCAACGGATATGCGCGACATCACCACTAAAACTAGCGGTGGATGGCGCGAGCTGTTGCCAGGTTTGAAATCAGCAAGCTTGAGCGTTTCGGGCTTGTTTGCTGAGGACGCTACAAACGGTTACAACGAATTGGTTGCTCACCAAATTGCAGGCGACAAGCTGTTTGTGATTTTCACTAACACGGGTTCAGGTTCAACCGCTAACCTAGGCGACGAGCAGTTTGACGTTGTGGGATACATCACGAGCCTTGAGCAAACCGCAGGCGTTGAAGACAACGTTGGTTTTTCAATGACAATCGAAATCACGGGCACAGTTGTACGCGAGGTAATTGCGTAATAACTTTACCGCATGATTGAAATTAAGCTTGACGGCAAGACGTACCCTATGCGTGCAACGATGCGCGCGTGGAAAAAGTTCGAAGAGGCAACTGGTAAAAAGGTTGCACAAGTAGACAGCGAAGACATCACAGCCATTCCAGAACTGATATTTTATTTCGTTCAGGAAGGGTGCAAAAGCCAGGGCATGGCGTTTGAGATGGACGTTGACGACTTTTTGGGCATGATTGAAGTAGGTGACTTGCCTGCTTTGTCAGAAGCGGTACAGAAGGCGATGGGTACTCAAAAAAAAACGAGAACCAAGGCAAGCCGTTGAGTTGGGACGAAATTGAAGAAATGGGGCTGGGTCAATTGCGACTTAGCCCCGTTTTGCTTTATGATCTGACGTTTCCAGAATTCAGCAACGCCATGCGAGGGCACTACAAAGAAATTGAAGAACGCGAAAAAGCGGAATGGGAGCGGACTAGGTGGCTGGCGACCATCACCGTCAACCCACACGTAAAAAAGCGACTGACGCCAAAGGACTTGGCGACGTTCCCCTGGGAGAAGAAAGAGAAGGCCGCCGACGGATTAAGTATCTTGCGGTCATTAGCAAAGTAACGATATGGCAAAGCTTGGCGATTTAGTTGTAAGGATTGGCGCAAATACGCAAGACTTTAATGCGAAACTTGGAACGCTAAAAAGTCAGATACGCAAAGACACAAAAAACATAGCGGCGATGGGTCGCAATTTGTCCATGAGCGTAACGGCGCCGCTTGCTTTGATTGGCGCGAGTTCGTTTCGGACGGCTGCCGATTTCGAGCAAAGCATGGCAAAGGTCAAGGCGGTATCAGGCGCGACCGCTGACGAATTTGCGAAGCTTGAAAGTAACGCAAAAGAGTTAGGCCGTACTACGCGATTCACTGCGTCGGAGGTAAGTGAACTGCAATTAAATTTTGCAAAGCTTGGTTTTACGGCTGAGGAAATTACGCAAGTAACGGGCGCGACGCTTGCATTGGCGCAAGCAACTGGCAGCGACTTGGCGACGAGTGCCGAGGTAGCTGGATCGACGTTACGGGCGTTCGGTTTAAGTGCTGACGAAACCAGCCGCGTCACCGACGTGATGGCCAAAAGTTTCAGTACGTCTGCGCTCGACATGGATACGTTTGCTGATTCCATGAAGTACGTGGCTCCAGTAGCGAAGGCGGCAGGTTTAAGCGTAGAAGAAACGACGGCCATGCTTGCGAGTTTGTCCAACGCAGGTATTAAAGGTTCACAGGCAGGCACGTCATTGCGGCGTATTATTTCCGAGCTGGGCGCTACGGGTGGCGACGTGGCTGGTTCGATTAAAAAGCTTGCAGGCGAAGGTTTAAATTTGGCCGACGCAAAGGATGAGGTTGGACGGAGCGCGCAAAGCGCCTTGCTTGTTTTGGCAAACAGCACCGACCAAACGGCAAAGCTTACAACGGAATTCCAGAACGCCAAAGGCGCGGCCCAGGGCATGGCCGACATCATGGACGATACGGCTGAAGGTGCGTTCAAAAAAATGATGTCCGCAATTGAAGGCGCGCAAATTGAAATCGGATCAAAGTTAGCGCCTGGCATGATTAAACTTGCTGGAGTCGTAACAGATGTCGCTGGCAAATTTTCAGGAATGAGCGAAGGCGGGCAAATGGCGATTATTGCATTGGGTGGCGTTGCGTCGCAGGTTGGGCCGATGTTAGTTGCTTTGCCACATTTTGCACAAGGTTTAAAAATGGCAAAAATTGCGTTCGCTTCATTGAACACAACGATGCTTGCCAACCCGTTCGGAGCGGTTGCCGCTGCTATTGGTTTGGTAGTCGGTGCGGTCATTATGCTGAACAACGCGAGCAGCGAAGGCAGTAACAAAGTTGACGACCTCAAAAAGAGTTTGGGCGGCCTTGACTTAAAACAGCAGGCGGCAAGTATCGAGGGCGCGCGTACAGCTCAGGAAGCTTACGTAAAGCAGCTTGAAGAAGAAAAGAAAGCCATACTAGAATTGGCGCCACACAAGCGAAGCGCCAACAGTCAAGCAGGTAGGGACCTCAAGAAACTTGAAGCATCGTTAGAAACGGCCAACCAAGATTTGGCCGCAATGATGCAACTGCAAGAGGGCGTAGCGTTAAAGCTTAAGCAGACGGCAGATAATGCAAGTGCAGCGGCAGGAGGCATTGAAACAGTAGGCAACGCAGCAGGCACGACGACGGAAAAGCTGCAATCATTGCGCCCTGCGCTTGCAGAAGCACTGCAACCGCTTGAGGCTATGCCTATACAAACCGAACCAGTAACAAAAAGCCTTGCGGGCGTAAGTACGGCCGTTTCCGACATGGTTAGCGAGATAACGCCGCAACTTCAACAATTTAACGACGACGTAAGCGCAGCGATTGAAGGCGCAGTAAATACGGCTGTAATTGGTTTTGGGATGATGCTAGGCGAAGGCATTGCAACGGGCCAAGGCATGAAAGGGGTGGGCGCTATGTTGTTGGGTGTATTCGCTGACCTTGCAATACAACTTGGAACGCTTGCAATTGGTTACGGTATCGCCATTGAAAATATTAAGGTGGCATTAGCTTCGTTGGCTGGTCCCGTTGCCATCGCCGCAGGCGTTGCCCTTGTTGCGTTGGGTGCAGGGTTGAAGGGCGCAATTGCTAAACGCGCGGAGCAAAGTGGAGTTCCAGCATTTGCCGAAGGCGGTTTGGTATATGGCCCAACGATGGGCCTTGTAGGTGAGTATCCAGGCGCGAAAACAAACCCAGAAGTTATTGCACCGCTTGACAAATTGCGCAGCATGATCGGCGGCAATACCGTCCAGGTAACGGGTAAGATTTCAGGCCGAGATATATTGCTCACCAGCGAACGAAATGCAATTGACCGCAACCGTGTAAGAGGATTCTAATGGCAGACGCGATACGACTACAGGCAGAATTTACCGACGACCTGGGCAACGATTGGCAGGTAAACATCCACGACAGCGATTACGTTGGAAGCATCGTGCCGTTCAAGCTGGGTGCCGACGGTTTTGTACTGCGATACAGCGGAAACAACGAGGACCGTTACCAGCCCGTAATTGGTAGCGAAGTAACGTTCACGCTGACGGAAGAAAACAGCGACCATACGACGTTCATGGACTTGCTGGCTACAAACGTAGAAGTTCGGTTTTCGGTAAGCGTTCGCAAAGACCCTGACGGCACGGATGACTTTTGGTGGGGCGGCATCTTGTTGCCTGAGCAAGTGGTAAGGCCGTTTGATTATTACCCGATTCAAAACACGCTCACAGCATCGGACGACCTTGGCAATTTGCAAAGCGTCAAATACAACAATGACGGCAGCGCCTATACAGGTATAGAGTCAGGCGTTGAACACTTGTTAAATTGTTTGAATAAGGTGCGCACCACACATCTATGGGGCACCGACGATTTTCTTTATTACGTCAACGATTTTGACAGCACCGACTACACAGGCAGCGACCAGCTCGACGATACACGGATAAGCCACTACGGGCTTTACAATCCTGACGAAAACGGCGTCAATCAATATTACAGCGCGCTCGAAGTGCTGGAAAGTTTGGCGCGCGTATTCAATGCCCGCGTCTTTCAATCGCAAGGGAAATGGTGGTTCTTGCCCGTAGGTGCGCAGAAGTACAGCACGACGCTCACCGTAGAAGGCACGCAAAAGGACGGCACGGCAATCACGCAGCAAAGCATTGCAGCGGCTAAAGCGTTTGACAGCACCTTCGAACGGTTACGAGGTTACGAATACAGTTATCTCGCACCGCTTAAGACGGTGAAGCGCACGCGCAGGTTCAACGGCAACTGGCCCGTTATTCTCGACAACCTTTACACGGAAGCGCAATTCGGCACGACGCTCAGCGATACCGATATTGATTACGTTACGGGTACAATTTTGGCCGTTAGCGGCACATTCAACTACACGTATGACGGCGACGGAACCAGCACAGGAAACGATCGCGTTAGCCGCGTTGAATTGGAATTCACGATAAAGATAGGCAGCAAGTACCTGCAACGAACCGTGACTTATGCAGGCACGCAGAACGTGTTTAATGGATTCGGAAACACAAGCGAATTCCCGTATGAGTACACTACGCATATTTATAACGATACCAGCCTAAGCAGCTCAGCGGCTACATACAAAATCGTCAGCCCAATATTTGACAAGCAGGACGGCGAAAGCCTTTCAATTCCGTTTTACATTGAATTGCCTGCGCTGGCATCAAACGAGAGCGGCCTCGATATTACGGTAGATATTAACGGCATCGACGACACGGGTGCAGCCGATACCGATTTGACCGATACGACCGACGCGGATTATGAAATAGTCGTCTTACGTGCCGACGTCATAGGCGATCAAGCGTTAGGCGATACCGTGAGCTTTACCGCTACCAACAGCGACACGGCGCGCGCTGACCTTGACCAAGGCGAGGTACTATTCGGCGATTACCAAACCGTAAACGCTGACGGCACCATAAGTTTTATTGAAGGCTTTGTACAGACGTTCAGCACGTCATGGCAGTCGCTTAATTACACGGGCACGGGTTTAAGTATCAACAAGCTTGCGGTGCAGGAAATTTTGGGCGGTCAAGTAAAGCCGACACGCATACAACGCGGCGAAGTTTACGGCTTGCCGATATATATGTGGCAAGTCATCGACGACACCGATGGCGATTACGCGTTATTCGAAATGACGTACACGGCGCGCAGCCTTACAAATGAAGTGGAAGCGTTTTTGATTAGCCGCGACATAACGAACGTCACGGCAGACCAAGACGACGCGAAAGACACCACGACGCCGATAACGGAGGCTGATATTGTCAAAGCGGCAACCGCGTTTCAGGCTTCCAATAAAATGCTGGGCGACGGCTACCGAGGATATGGCAGCAGAAACCAAACCGCGATACGCACGGTAACAAATCGGGATGGCGGGACGACGCGCGTTTTACAAACTGATTTGCACATTTTCAATACGTGGGCAGGCGCGAACGGCATGAGTACTTTTGAGCTTCCTCCCATTGCGAGCAGTCACGGTCGTATTATACAATTTCATTCGGATAATACAATCACAGCCAATACGTTTGTTAGGTTGGTTCCAGCGACTGGCGACAGCGCAAAAATCGACGGCGCGACATCTTACGACTTCAATCGCAATTACGATGGAATTACTATCTTAGGCCACACGGACGGCGACTGGTATATCATACAGAAAAAGGACAAATGATAACGGAGATTTTGATAGCTGTAGTACCAGTTTTTGCTGGTTTAATTGGCGTTTGGGTGAACCTCAACAGCACGGTAGCACGCCTCAAAAGCCGCGTGATTCAGCTCGAATTATCGCAGGACGACTTCAAACGCGACATAAAAGAGCTGCTGGCTATGGTCCATGACATTCAAATCATGATCGCCAAAATGAACCGCGAATGATTTGGATTATCTTGGCCACCGTGTTCGCTAATATGGTATACAAAGCGCGTGAATATGGCCGCGCCGATATTGCCGACCTCATCATATTTGTCGCAGCGTTAGGAATCCTTTTCTTATGAGATACTTTCGACCCGAAGAAT